TCCAACATCATTCCATAGTCCATATATTCTTCCATCCAGTTAACAACAAGTTCACGTTTCTTTTGTGCTTTTGGACATTTAGGATTAGTCCAGTCACCTTCCCAAAGTCCTTTTGCAATTTGGAAACCACCAGAGTCACCAAGCAACCAACTATTTTCTCTATCGCGGTTGCGTAACATATCTTCTTTTTCTACGTGTTTGTTTATATCTAAGTCTGCGTGTCCTGCAGAATACAAAGCCCACTTATAATGAAATGCTCCTTTATCAGGATTCAAAAAGTTTAGACTTTCTACTTCATTAAGTCCAGATGGCACACGATTGTAATCAACGTATTCACCGAAACGTTGTTTACCTACAAATGTAGCATAAAAGCCACTTATACTTGGCAGAAACACAGCATAATCATTCTGTGTTTGTGTTAGATCCTTTTTCACGTATTGCTCTCTTTTCTAAACTTAACTTATCTTTTTGACTCATTACATATGCGGCGCCTGCAAGAATTAAAATTGCGCCAGCTTCGGCAACTAGCACCCAAGGATTTGCGTCTTTACTGTGTAGCACAATTAATCTACACAATGCTGTCATTGCAATTATAATAGGCAATGTAACAGGTATTCTGTTGCTAATAAAGTATGCACCAACCATACCTACAATCTCAGTATATATAAAAAGCAGAAATAAATCTGCAAGTTCTATCTTAAGATCCATAATCATAGAATATACATCTAAACCTGCCGCAACAACAGTAAGTATGCCTATTATAGAAAGCATACCTTTTTCTGTCATTACTGTAGTCCAGTGTAATCTATTTTTTTCTTGCATTATTTCTGTTGCGCTGGTAGAATGTAATCATATTTTGCCATACCACTGTCTACGCTAATTTTCATAGCACCTTGATCAGTGATACTCATTGTTTTGTCACCATCTAAGTTTAGTATAGCAAGTGTTTGTGCAACTGGCCACGCCCAAGTATGTGTAAGTTTGCCTTCAATACCGTGTTCAAATGTAAATGAACCTGCGTGTGTTGCTTCGTCACCAAAGTAAAAGTTCAAGTTGTTATCTTCAGTCTTTACTTGGAACACTGTTTCTTCACTGTGTGCGCCTGACATCAATTTCATACGTGCAATTGCTGCCATATTAGGCTGAATCTCAACATCATATGTGCTGACTTTGAACTTTACACTTTTTAGTTTTTCTTCAATAATTGCTTTGTTCATAAAACGATAATCATTTTCAAAATCACCCGATGCATTTTCAAAGTGTATGTGTGTTGGCATAACTTCGCCGTTGCGTTCTGCTTGTACAACTTCAATCTTTGCATTGTCTTTGTACTCTGGATTTTTCAAGTGATAATCTAATTTGCCAAGATCTGGCATACCAAATGTTCCGTTAAATTCACCAACTGGCGAATGTGTTGTTGCTGTCATAATCACACTACGATCATCAGCCATACTATCAATTTGAGTATCTTCTTCTGCTGTAACTTTCAGTGTAGTAATAAAACCTAGTCTGTGTGTATGACTCACAATGTCTTGTAGAATATCTTGCATATTGTTCTCCGTTGTTGATTAATTATACTAACTTTTGCTTTATTTGTCAAGTGTTTGTTTCAATTTTGTGTTATAATAAACTGCTGCCGACAATGTATTTAGATTAATATTTTTTTCTGATGCCATTTTTAATAGAGCCTTTGTGTCTTTTGGAAAACACATTCCACCCCATCCACGTATACCTTCTTCTGGCCATACATAACTATGACTTGAACCTATACGTTTATCATCTGTAATACCTGCTTGCACTTCTTCATAGTCTAAATTATATGCTTTACAAAAATCAAAAATTTCATTGAAGAAACTTACTTTAGTTGCTAAGAAAGCATTTCTAAAATATTTTATAGCAATAGCTTCTTCTGGTGTAACAATGTTTATACGGCATTGAGGCCAATTAAAACTATATTGGTCACGCCAGTAATCTGTATCACCACTTAAAATAATACAGTCTAATTGTTTAATATCATTCATATAGTTTTTTGCTCTAAGAAACTCTGGAGAAAAACATAATCTATGATTAGGAAAATTATTTTTTATATCTTGCCAGCCTTGTAAACTTATTGTGCTTTTGATTAATATAGGTGTTGTTTCATTACAAAGTTCTATAGTGCTGTACACAGCACTTACATCACAACTACCATCTTCTGCTGATGGAGTAGGTACACATATTACCACAGCACTTGTATTTGAAAAATCAGCATATTTGTCTTTAGGTGGATCGTGTATTTCAATTTCTCTTCTATGGTCTTTGAATAGTAATTCGTATGCCTGTCCAACAAATCCGTATCCTGCTATAATCATTGTGCTAACTTCGCTTCCTGAAAGTATCCAAGTCTTTCCCAAGTATCACGATAATCTTTAACATTGAAACAACGTTTTGTATCTAGCTTGACTGCTAATGGCCAATCATTACCACCTTCAACAATTTTGTCACCAAAGAAATAAATTTTATCATTCTTGTTAAAATCTTCTAAGATTTGACTTTTATCTCCACCTTTACGATATATGTCTATTCCTGTTTCGCCACCTATAGTTGCAGTTATATCAGGAAATTCTAAATTAATTTGAAAAGCAATACTTTCACGTTCTTTGTTTTGCAAATCGTGTTGTATATAAAGTTTACGTTCACCTAGTGTGCAATTACGTCCTACTATACTAAAATTAATTGTACCTGTTCTTTCTTCTATATGATTACCTGTACGTAATGGAAAATTACTTGCTTGTAACCAACCGTGCATTAAATTATACAATTCTTTAGGAGCATCAAATGTTTTACTTGCTACATTTTGTCCTTTTTTGTAGACATCATTGCCACTGCAATTATAACAAGACTCAACATTTTCACAAATATCTTCACCAAGCTGTTCGACTGTCTTATTATAATCGCTACCAGTTACTAACCATACTTTATTATGTGTAATAAATGATTTAAAAAATGTTTTAAACTCTGGATGAATAGTTTGTCTACTTGGTGTAAGTGTGCCGTCAACATCGAATATAAATTTATTCATTATACTTCACATACTCTCTTTCTTAAATCACTAGTGCTAAATCTATGATCACGTTTATTAAAATACAAATCTATTTCACGCTTACGACAAATGTCTTTACCTGTAAAATCTTTGTCTCTGTATTCTTCTCCAAGTATTCTAACATCTATATGATACATTGTCAATATATCTTCTAGGTCTTTTTCAGTGCCATAAGGAATAATTTCATCAACATACTTTACACCTTTTAATTGTGTATAGCGTTCGACAATAGTTTGCACAGGAGCATTTTTTTCTGATCGATCTACACTAGGATCCATTTGTAATGCACATATTAAATAATCGCATTGTTCTTTTGCTTCACGTAACATTTGTACGTGTCCTGCGTGTAATAAATCAAATGTTGAACAAGTAAATCCTACTTTCATTAATGATTCCGCCTACCATCAAATGCACAAACAAAGTAAAGTTCTTGGTCTTTACCTTGATACATATCAGATTCTACTCTATGATGTATACCATCTTTAATCAATACAACATCACCAGGACCAACTGCCATAGGCTCATCATTTAGATACATTGTGCCTTTACCTCTAATAAAGAAATAAATTTCTTCTTGTCCTTTGTGTATATGTCCTGACGTAGATTTGCCAGGCTTCATTGTTGTACTACTTAATACTAAATTTTGTAACAGTGTGTTATCTTTAACAATGTATCGTTCGTCTTGTTTAGCGATAACTCCACCAATATCTTGTATATCTACTTTCAAAAGTCTATCTCCCTTCCTTTATATTCCCAAGTTCCATATCTAGTTGGTTCGGCTTCTTTTGGCCCGCCATATTCTTTAGCTTTTTCTTCTGTAACTTTTTGTTCAGGTATATCAGGGTCTTTACGTGCATATTTTATATCACAATATCCACAAACAACATAATGTCCATCGTGTGGTATTCTAAGATAAACTTTTGGGTGGTCATTGTTATCTCCACTACACGCAACACTGTCGCCATCTATGTAAATAATGCGTTCTTCAAATCCTTCGATTCTTTCCATATTAACTCCATTCAAATAAATTGTTAAATGTTGTTTTTTGCTTTGTGCTTTCTAAGTCATATTTCAACACACCAATTAAGTTGTCTAGTTTGTTGTCAATAATAACTTCTTCCATTGCATCGCCATCAAAAGGAAGCTCTTTAAACCAATCAGGAAGTCTTAGTTGATCTGTTGGATAAGCAACAGAAGTATATCCTAATGGATTTTGTTTCAGTTTACAAACAATAACTTTCATACCATCTACAATTTCTTGGGAATATTTATCACCATTCATACGTTTCAATGTATTCCAGTTGATGCTTGCTCTTACGTGTCCAGGCATATTTGCTTTGCCTTGCTTTTCTTCTAGTCGTTGATAATGTCCAATCTTGTTTGCACGTTTGGGTGAACCTTTCTCAAATCCTGGACGTTCTTTAAACTCACGCCTAAATTCACTTATACTTTCTAGTAATTCTTTTTCGGGCTGTACTGCTAATACCATATCAAGCAATGTTTTCAAATAGTTTTGCATAAACACTGGAGTATCACTACGCTTTAAGTCCAAGCCCATAGCTTTAACTTTACCTAATGCACCATCTTTATCTTTTCTATCACCTTCTAAGTCATACACTCGCACTGCATAACGTTTCTTTGTAATAAACAAGCCTGTGTCTGCAACAACTTCTCTTGCGGCAGCAATAACCTCACTACGTGGGCGAGGACAATGAAATGCGTCACGCATAAAATCTGGAAATGTTGTGTTTGCTTGTTCGCATAACTGGTCATACAATGTAATTACATTATCTTTACCCCAAGGCACAGTACCAGCAGTAATTTCTTCTTCAAGTACAGGATACGCACTAAAGTAAACAGAGTCTGTATCACCATATATAATTGCTTTACCTACGTGATCATATTCGCCTGTAATAATCTTATTCACTTCACTTGCCATATGCTTTGCAATTTGTCTGCCAGTTAGTGTTGTTGACTGTCCAATACGTTTATCAAAAAATCTACAGCCTGGATTCAAAATAGCACCATACAAACTGTTCAAGTTAATCTTTTTGACAAGTTGTCTTTTGTCCCAAAATGCTATTTCTGTTTCGTTGCCTGCATCAATTGCTTTACGCATTTTTGCTTGTAATTCTTTACGCTCTGCATACCAACGTTTCAGCAAACCTGGAATAACACCTTCGACTTCTGTTGTAAACACAGTACCGTTAGCACTAAGCATCCACGGTTGATGGCTATCAAAAATAAGTTTGTATATTTCTGCACCACTTAGCACGTGGCTTGTACCATCTTCTAAATCTAATGTAAGTGCAACGTCTTTGCGTTGTTCCATTACAGCATCATATTCTAATGTAGCAAACTTACCTTCCCAACTTGCCGCAAAACTTTTCTTTTCAAGTGTTTGTGCATTGTGTAAAAACTCTTCAGTCAAGTCTGGACGTATTTGTCCAATAATAGTTTCTGGAGCCATATTCATTGCACGAATAATACTTGGATATAGACTGTTCAAGTCCATACTACCAATCCACTTATGTACACCTTTTTTAGGATACGCAACATAAGCACCTGCCGCGGCAGTTTGCCCTTCGTGTTGTACTCTGTTAGGTGCTTGCATACCTCTTCTGTGTGCTTCATTAACAATTGCTTGCTCTGTAACTGCAACTGCACCTGCTGTTGTTTGTAATAACACAGTATTATCGTGTGCAATTTCATTTGCAAGATCAATAAAGCGTAACTTCTTATCAATTTTATCTAGTAGTGCAACGTCTTGTCTATTGTATTCAATAAACTTTTTAAAGTCGTTGTTGTAAAGTTGATCAAGTGTGCCTTCATACACAGTCTTGTTTTCACCAACTTCCATTTCACCAATAGCATCAAGTCTGTATGTGTGACGTTCTTCATATGTATATTTGCGATACAGTTCAAGATAGTCCATATGCACTCTACCTATTGTATCAAACGTTTCAGCAGTTTTGCCAAACTTTTCAAACTCTCTACGTCTTGGAAGTTGCTTCCACAAACAAAAGCGCCTAGTGTCATCTTTGCTCAACACCCGTGAAACACGATTTACAGTGTAAGGAATATCATAACCTTCACTGTTCCAGCCGCTCAATATATCTGCATCTTCTATAACATCAAGAAATGCTTGTAGCATATCTCCTTCATTTTCATACAAATATGTATTATCAAAATCTGCACATTCTGCTTGTGCTTCTTCCATAGTTAGTGTTTTGGGCGGCAATGCAAATGTTACCAATGCATCTAACCATTGTAAATGCACAGTAATAGCAGTAATTGGCATAAAAGGATCGCTTGGATCAGCAAAGCCTCTATCTGGATCAAAATCAGTCTCAATATCAAAAAAGCAAACATTTAGTTTAGGAGCATCTTGGTTAAGATAGTGTTCACTCAAACATTGAAATATTGGATTTACATCCGACTCAAACATTTTTTTGCCTTTGTTAATGGCAAGTTCTTTTCTAAAATCTTTTGTATTTTTACAAACTACACGTTGTAGTGGATCTCCATAAATGCTTTTGTATTTGCCACGTGGATCTTCATAGTAAAATGTATACTTTGCTTGATATTCAGTAAAATGCCTTTTACCATCCTTGCGTTCTACTGCACGGATAATATCTGCATCTCTATCAAAAAAAGCGTCTACGTATGGCATTTATATTCCTTTGTATTATTATAGCACAAAAAGCTGTACAAGAGCAATCGAATTCATTAGTACAAACCAAGCACAAAGTACGATTGCAAAGGCTGCTTTTCTAATTACTGTACTTATAACACCAAGTATACTTCCTAACAAATATAAGGGTATAAAAAGCTCAGTAGCAGGATCTAACACAGTAAAAGTTAAGATAACACTGGCTGCCATCAATACTGTAGTTTCAACCATCTCACAATAAAAAGCCACGGGTGATAACCTATAGCTTTCTTTTATATATTCTAAAATCTTATTCATCAGTATCGTAACCTGTGGTAGCTACGATTGTTTCTAAATCCTCAAATTCATCAGATACTCTACTCCAATCACGTTTTTGTGCAACTTTTATTGCTTTATTGATTAGACTAGGCTTTACGTTTAGTTCTTCGGCTACTGCTTTTACAGTTTCTTTCAGTCCACCTTGTAGATCTTCGATTTCCTGTAATACAGTTACACCTTCTTTCACTAGGCGTTCTAACTTGGCCTTTTCCTCTGGGCCATACACACGGTCACTCATATAGTACTCCTTAGTTATTTGTTTTATAGTAATAGAATATTGTCAAAATGTCAAGCTTTAAATGACCCATCTACGTGTTTATCTATATGCGCCAATATTTCATATCCTATAATTTCTGCTTTGTAATCTTGGTGGTCACCTAAGTAAAGATACTTATATCCTTGTGACTTCATCCAAGCAGGAACGTGGTGACTGAAGCGCCAACCAATACGCTTCCAAGGTTGTTCGTAATTCCAAGCAAATTGTTGACTAAATCCTACTTTATCATTAGGATACATTAAGGTCTGCTCCCAAGCAATAAGTTTATTATTTTCGTATAAGCAGTTCCAGGCATAAAGGTCAATATCATCCTGATATAAAGGATGTACACTTTCAAAATTTTTATGTTTGCAATATGTTACAAATACTTCTGTTGCTTCTTTAAGTGTTGGTTTAACATTCACAATGTCTGGATCTAATTCATAGTCTATCTTAGATAAATCTATTCTACCGTACATAATAACCTAACCTTTGTTCTTTGAAATATGGTTCAATATCTTCATACCAATCTTCATAAGGATTATCTATCCATTGATAACCTTCTTTGACAAGAGATTCTTTATACTCTGTTGTTGTATCTTGCCATATTGGTATATATTCATTCCATTTATCTTCAGTGGTGCCATCTGGATTACCACTAGGACGGAAATGTATTTCAATAGGATTGTTTTCTTTGTATTCTACATTAATGATAGGTATGTCTATGGCTGCTAAAGGTTTTGGCAATACAGGTATATCATCACTTTTTTTCCATCTTGTGAATTTTATGACATTTGTTTTATCATTCCAGCCTTGCCAATTATGTAAACACTTCCACTCGTTGTTTTCTTTATAATATGTTGTTGAAAAATGTCTGCCTTCAAAATACTCACACCAAAAATATCCTGGTGGTACACTTGAAATATCCCCTTTTTCTAAAACTTTTATTGTTGTACAAATACCCATTCCACCTAAATTATATATAGGTCTTATTACGTATTCTTTTGTTTCAGGAATTTCTGTAGCACCTGGACCGCAACTGTATCCCATTGTTTCAGCTAGGTATAATTTATTCCACCACTTGTGTAAGTGTGGTAGTTGATTGTAAAGTTCGCGTTCTTCTAGATCGTAATCATCTATCCACTTCAGGCTCATACTTTCTTCTTAATTCCATATATTTTTGTCTTGCCTTTTCGTAGTTAGGTATACCACCAAATAGTGTTTTCTTTCTTTGCTCTTCTTGCTGATAATTATAGCCAAAATTGATGTTCGGGTTATCACGGGCAATATACAAAATAGGATTTAATGTTTGGAAAACTTCCATCATTATCTCGTCTTGTTTATTTCCGTCTAGAAGATCATATTCCTTCATATACGCTTCAAGTTTGTCAACAATTTTCATTATATCAATTGAATCTATAAGTGCTTTTAATTCATCTGGTTTATCTTGTAAATCTTGTATTTGATCTAATTCAGCACGGATAGCATCAGCCTCTTTGATTATATTTTCACGTGCTATTTTTCTTGGATTTACACCAATTTTCTTCAACCTTGATGCAACATCTTCTTCAGATGCCCACCAGTCTTTATCTTCTATGTCTGTTTGTAAATCACCATCATAATACTTGTCAACAATATCAAAGTCTTCTCTGCTAACCAAAGCCTTAAAAAGTTTTCTTAGCATTGGTTCGTCAACAGTGCTAAATATACCTGCAAATGATGGTCTGTCTAATGCTAATTTAAATTGATCAGCAGTGCCCTTAGGTGCTACAAATGCAATAACATTTAAAGGACTACCTTTTCCAATTGATTTTGCAAATCTATCTAACAATGCTGCCATATATGGATTAGACTCGGTTGTATCTTCTTTGAAAAATTTATATGTCCAAGCATCATCACCTCTGCCACCTAATTCTTCTTCTAAAAACTGTCCTGTTTCTTGTTTGAAACCTGGATATATTGTTTCAAGATATACTTTTTTAGAATTGTTCATTTTAAACAATCTGTCTATAGCAGCTAAAATAAGGTCTTCTTTTCTACTTGCCAAATCACGGACTATGCTCATTTCGTCATCGTCTAATTCTACTTTTTCTTCAGTGTCAGGAATTTCAAACTGTCTTGCGTCTAGTCCTTCTTGTTGATATCTTTCGTCAAAGTATATGTTTGCATTGCCGCCGTCTACTTCACCATCGCCGTCATTGTCCTTACCATCGCCAACTAGCCATATTCTATCTTTTGCAATTGATTGTTCATAAAACAATGAAGGATCTGTACCTGCACTTTGATACACTGTGCCTTCTTCTATGATGCCTTTTAGTCTTAAAGGACCTAAAGGAGCATATTCTTGAAATGGAGGCAAATGTGCATAAAATCTAACCATTTCTGGATATGTTTTATTCATTACATCAATGAATGCCTGTATTGCTCCATTTGTTTCTTCTGCAGAAGGTTGCCTATACAAGTCTGGCAACTCACCGCCGCTTTGTGATATTGCTTCTTTTAATAATTTATCTTCTAAAAGCACATCAAAAACTTCAGGTTCTATATCTGGTCTATCTCTAGACATAACACGCATAATTTCAAATTGCTTTCCGTCGCTGGACACAGTTATACTATCATCTGTAAACTGAATTGCACTATGATATAGTCTTGGATTGATTCTTTTTATTCTAATTAGATGTGCTATGAATATACGGTTATATAGATCTGGACTTAATTCGTCTACCATACGTTGACTTAGTATTTTATTTGTTAATGCATTGTATTCTTTTGCAACTATGTCATAATCTTTAGCATTAGCAAGTTGCATTAATGCTTCTTCGATGCTCATTTCGTCACTTTGAACACGAGCAGAAGTAAAAACAGCAAAATAATTATTTTTAAATGCTTTTTCTATTTTTTCTGCTAATTGTCTTGCAGTGATTTGATCAATGTTTGCTGTATCATTTTGTTCCGACTTAGCATCTTCAGCTGCCTGCTTTTCAATTCTATCTTGAATACCAGCAGTATTACGTTCAAATTGAAATTGTGCAATAC